ATAGCTGTGGCAAATATTCAAAACACGTGTTTATCTAACTGCGATCAAGCATATATTAGCCCATTAGCTAATTGTTCAAATACTGCGTCAACATGCGCACCATATAGCTGTACAGGTACAGCATTGAATTCAGTTACAGTTTGTGCTGGTCCAATTGTTCCTTGTAATACGGATCTTTATTACAATTCGCTTTTAGCAGAAGAACCAGACGGTATTTTTGATACAGTTGCAGACTTAGAATCTGCGTTAGAAACAATTTTAGATAGAGAAATTGAAAACTGTGGTTGTAGGTTTCAATATAGGTTAGCAACTTTAGGTGGTGGTGCCCAAGTGTGCCAATCTCAACGGGTATTTTGTTTTTCTGGAATTGAAGTTTTTGAATGCTGGTCAGGTTCACTTGAATTAGGAAGTTTTACCGGGGCGCAATGCCCCGGTGGAAAATTGGAGTGTTGCTGTGTTGGTTAAAGAAACTTTTAGTCTAGATAAAAAATTAGTTCGTGCGTTTAAAAACGGTGATCGTTATTTTTTTGATTACATTGTTAAAAACAATGTCGATCGAGAAGATGCAAAACGATACCTTAGGCATGCTTATGAAAAAGCAATGGCAAATCCAAATGGCTGGACTAAAACAGAACATGAAGATTTTTTTAATGATGAGCCTAGTAGCTACAACTTAGCTAATGATACAAAAGCTTCAAATGGAATTGGCCCAACTGCTGAAGCAAATGATCTTGATTTAGGTTTAAATATTTCTAAAAAAGATCTTTCGCAAGTTGTTGCAAAAGGTATTTCGTTACCCCAATTAGCGGTAGGCGCGAAAAGTTTACTTAAAGCAAAATTAAGTAAATCCCCATACGCTGATAAAGATGTTGTTATTAAACGTAGACAGCTTTGTATTGACTGCGAACATGCTATTCCTGATCCTCATAACGAGTTTAAAAAAATAATTTGTGGTGAGTGTAAATGCTTATTACGTTTAAAGACTAAACTTAAAAACCAAAGGTGCCCGGTAAACAAATGGTAGATAGACAACAAATTTCTCATTTTGCTTTTGGTGCATCTGGTAGATTAACTTTGTGGACTATCACAAAGACGAATAATGCTATTATTCGCTTATCTGATGCAAGTAGAAAAATAACACTTGACGGAAATACTTACAATCCTATTGGTGCCCCAAACTCTACTGCGATGGAATCAAATTTAGGTTTTTCACCTGATAACAAAGAATTTACATCTTATTTTGATGTAGATGCAATTAATGAAGATGATATTAAAGCAGGACTCTACAAAGGGGCTGTAATTCTTGAAGAAATTACTTCACTAGAAACTCCGTGGGTTGGTCGTTGGGCTGTTGCATCGTACAAAGTAAATTCAGTTTCATGGAATGGTTTTTACTGGCAGTTTGAGATTGAAAGTATTTCATCCATTCTTTCTAAAAATGTTGGTAGAACAGCAAAAGTTGTTTGTGACCATGAATTTGGTGATTCATTTTGCAATGTAGATCTTACAGGCAATGCACCTAACGGTACTGGCTATACTTCTACGGGAACCGTAACGGCTATAGATATTCAAAAAATTCAAGCTACCTTTTCTGGATTAGCCACTGGTGATTGGTATAGGCATGGTACTTGCGAATGGTTATCTGGAAATAATACAGGTCAAATTTTTGACGTTAGATTTAGTGATGGATCTACAAAAATAACTTTGGCTGGTGAAACTTCTAAAAATATTCAAATTGGGGATACTGCAAGACTCATTGCAGGTTGTGATGGTAGGTACTCTACTTGTGTTAATAGGCATGAAAATGGAAGAAATTTTGGTGGGTTTCCATTTATTCCCGGAATTGGTATTATCCTAAGTTATCCGAAGATTAAAACATGATAGATTTAATTAGCAATGCTAGAAACTGTATTGGTGTAAAATTTAGGCATCAGGGAAGAACAAAACAGGGTGGCATGGATTGTGCAGGTTTAATTGCTTTTTGTTTATCACAAGAAAACATTAAGTTTAACGATGTACAGCATTATGCAAGAAATTCTGGATCTATAGACTTAGAAAATTATTTTAACCTATACTTCTCTAAAACCGACAAAATTTCAGAAAACTGTATAGTTACGCTTGAATGGCAGATTAAAAAAGTACCTTGCCACTGTGGAATAATTGCAAGTGATAAACATGGTTTTACACTAATTCATGCATACGCTCGCGCAAGATCTGTTGTAGAACAGCCTTTAGATGATTTCTGGATAAACAAAATATCATCTATTTACAGGATTTAAAATGGCTACTGTTGCTCTCTCTTTAATTGGTAATGCATTACTTCCCGGTGTAGGTGGGTTTATTGGCGCGGCTGTAGGTACGTTTTTAGATCAAAGATTTATTCTTCCGGCTTTATTTGGTTCTAATACACCTAATTTTGAAGCTAATGATGCTATTGAAGGACCAAGGTTAAATGATGTTACAGTTACCCTAGCTACTGAAGGTTCACCCTTACCTTATTTGCTTGGGCCAGAATGCCCAACGAATGGTGTTATCATTTGGGCAAGTGAAGTAGAGGAACGAAGAATTGAAACTACTGTAGAAAACTCTATTGAAACTGAAAGTGAAACAGATAGTGGTAAAGGTGGAGGTAGTAATTCTACTAGTATTTCTTCAACATCCAACGTGCAGGTTACATATGAATACTACCAAAGTTTTGTTATTGCAGTAAGCGACCAAAGAAAAAGACCAATTAGTAGAATTTTAAAGGTGTGGGCGGATGAAGAAATTATTTATGATGGGTGTACTGTAGACAATTCTAGAGTTGGAGCTATTCGTACATATGTTGGAAACCATGCTACACCGCCAACAAGTATGACAACTGATCCCAATGTTTTAGCTTTATCTGGCATTGCTACGCAAATCCCTTCTCACAAAGGAACAGCATTAGTTGAATTTGAAAATTGGTTCTTAAACAGTTCAGGAAATAGAATTCCACAACTACGGGTTTTGGTTGAAGCTGATTCTAATTTATCAAACGCTAGTGCCATTGGGCTTTTATGCGAAAGATCCGGATTAACTGCCCAACAGTACAATGTAGATAAGGTGGCTGGTTGTTTAAGAGGGATGGTAATTTCTAATATTACTTCTTCTAGTATTGCTATTGAATCACTACTTGTTTTTACGGATTCGTTAGCTAGAATTGAAAACGGTGTTATTACGTTTGTAGACCGTGGTTTTGAAAATCAAGTCATCATTCCACCCGAAAAATTATCGGCTTCAGAAAATGGAAGAAGTTCATTACAAAATGCTGGTATTACTTTAGTAGACCGACAAACTTCCTTAGATCGTTCTGTTGAAGTTGAGTTTGTTGATCCAGCAAATGACTGGACAACAGGTGTTGAAAGAGAATTATCTAGAATTGTTGCTGAAGAAAGCATTAGAAAAGTATCTTTACCTATCACTATGAATGCTGGTAGTGCTAGATCACTAGCTTCTAGATTACTTTACCGACCAAGAAACGAATCGCTTTCTGCTGAATTTGCCGTTGATCCTCAATACGGATTTATGTATCCGGGTGATATTATTGTTACTGAAACAATTTCCGGTGATCCTATTTCTATCCGAATTGATAGAATGAGGACAGGTGTAAATGGTAAAATTGAGATTAGCGGCTCTAGAGTAGATGGGGCTGTAACTCAAATTAACTACCCTGATGATAATGTTTTAAACGAAGAATCAACAATCTACACTCCGCCTGAATTAAGAAGTTATGTTTTGCAGTTACCTGCACTGTCTGAAGAAGCTTCTAATATTACAGGCTACTATACTGCTTGTGCTAAAGTTCAACCAAGCGTTACTTTTAATGGGGCCGTTTCTCAGGAAAGTTTAGACAATGTAAGTTTCACAAATAGAAGTACAATTGGTGTTCCTGTAGATGATGGGTTTGTTTCTGAAGCAATAGACTACACTGTAAACAGTAATATTTTTGGAGATAAAAACCACACAAATGTTTTTATGACGCAGCGTGTTAAAATTAGACTATTTAATCCCGATGGCGTTCTTGCAAGTGTTTCAAGACAAACTGTTGCGGCATTAAAAGATAACTTAGCAATTGTAACTGGAAGAAATCTACTGTCTGTAGTTGGTTTTACAAATGCTACTAAAAACACTTCTGTTACGAATGCTAATGAGTGGTTTGTTAGTGGTCTTATTTGGGGACTTTTTGGTACAGATAAACCCCCTTTAGTTCTTGAAGCTGGAACAAAAATTCTATTCTTAAGACGAATTGCACCTAGCCAATTAGGTTTTGTTGGTGTACCTATTTCTGGACTTAGCAGTGTAAGATACAGCAGAAGTTTGGCATTGGGTGGTGATGCAGATACTGCTGAAACTGTTATGTTTAATTTTGCAGGTCAAAGTAATAAACCAATTGAAATTACTCGACCGTCTTTACGAATTCTACCTAGACTAAATTTAAGTGATTCTAGTGATCGAGGAAGAATTGAATACTCATGGAAATATGTTGGGCAATACCCATTCCCCTCAATGCGTCAAATGGCACCCGGTTTAAGTAAAACCATGTTTACAGTAAACTTCTACAACTCGATTGGAACAAAAATTCTAACCTATACTGTAGTTGGCAATACTAAATTAGTTGTCCCAATTACAGATTTCGTTCCCGATGCTGTATCTAGTGCTTGGGATTTAGAAACTGATAAACTTTTTGAACATAGAATTGAAATTATTCCCTTTGACTCTATTAGGGGAATGGGCAATAGTGTGATTTACAATTTTGATTCGGACTCAGGTAACAAAGTTAACATTCCAAGAGGGTTAAACTAATGTCAAGTTTTGTCACGCCAAGATTGAACCTATTTGGTATTGGCCCAAATGAATCGGGAGCGGAAATTGCGCTTAATGCACTGTTGCCGCTTTTTGATGCATCATACTCATTCTTTTTAATTGAAGATGTTATTACTGCAAGTAGTAGTGAACCTGCACCTACTTCCGATAAGTATGGCAGGGCTTGGTTGTGGAATGTTGCATCAACTGATTATACAGGTGCTTCTACTCACCCATTAGCTGCCTTAAACGCTGAATTAACAGACGGGTTTGCTAGAGGATCATTACTTATTTTTACTCCCGGTGGATGGGAATATTTTAATCCTGCAACTCAAATTGATAGCGTTGATATCGGTTTAGGTGTTATTGGGTATTGCTACGATATGGCAGCATTAGATGATAACGCTGCTTTTGGTGTATCTACTTCTAATAATGCCCAACATATCCATAATCGTGCGCCGAGCAATTCAGGGTTTATTGCTTATACTGGAAGTGCTATTGGTTCTGATGTTTGGGGTTCAGCGCATGGATGGTTCCCATTGGGTGGAATAAGGCCCGGACAAGCATTTGGATTCGAAACATATGGTACAGAATTACTAGATGCCGGTACTACAGGATCGCATGATATAAACGATACAACTGAAGTTGCTATTGGTTGGATGAATGGTAGACTTATTAGGCGACTTGTCTGGACTCTTACAAGTTTGCCAACATTAGGAAATACAACACTACTTAACCTAGACCCTACTGCTAGAAATTTAGATACCATGAGGCAAGTTGTGGGTGTTAGAATTGTACTAGACAGTTCTAACACAACATCAACATTAGCTAGAACAGAAATTTCAGGGTGTGGCCAAGGTGGTGCTTTACATGCATGGGTCAATTTTAACACTAAACAGCTTATTGTTCGTAGACAGCTAGAATCTATGACTGTAGGTGCAGCTAGTGTTGATTTAGATGACTATGATCGTATACGAATTATTTTAGAGTATTCTGGAGACATTTAATGTCTGATCGAGAAAAACCTATTATCTTAACCAAAAGTGAAATTGAGGGTATTGTAACTTCAGCAGTTAGAAATACCCTCATTTCACTAGGGTTAGAACCTGAAAATCATCCTGAAATGCAACGTGATCTTATTTTTCTAAGAGAGCTTAGGCGATCTAATGATAAAATTCGTGACAAAGGTATTTTGTTTGTCGTAGGAGGGATTTTAACACTTCTTGCAACAATGTTTATTATGGGAATAAAAACATGGCTTCATTAAATGATGATTTAATTTTAAAATCTTATTTTGATTTAGCCGGAAATATTCGCGCAACTTCCCGATTATTGGGCATTAGCCCACACACCGTTTACGCATGCCTGAAAAGAAATAATGTATCTCGAAATGTAGTTGCAGGTAAACTATCTGAAATTAAAGCTAAGGTACTACCCTATCCAAAAGCAGGTAGTATTAAACGATATTTAGTTACTTCTGCACAAAACAATACGCACGTTAATGAACAGTTTTGGTCAAATTTAAAGGCATATGCTAAACACTTAAAAGCAGAAATTATTGTTGGAACATTTAGTTATGATGTTGGCTCATATGGTGCAATGTCAGTAAAATTAGGTAAAACTAAAGAACAAAATAAACTGTGGTATGATCCAAAGATTGTGGCACACATTAAAGATGAACGAATTCAGATAGCTAAAGGATTAGTTTGGTGTGGCGAACAAAATATTTTACCAACAGCGGTTAATCCTTTATCTGGTTTAGAGGCATACACACAAAGAAAAAGCGGTATCTTTCCGCACGCAAAACTTGCTATGGAATCTGTAGCATCAATGAAGATGGAGCCTACTAAATTCAACTATACTACAGGATGCTGCACTAAACGAAACTACATTCAAAAGAAAGCTGGAATTAAGGCAGAATTTCACCATTCCTATGCTGCACTAGTTGTTGAAGTTGATTCAAATGGTAACTGGTGGGTAAGACAACTAGATGCTGAAAATAATGGCACCTTCTATGATTTAGGTGTAAAAATTGAATCAGAAAAAATTACAAAATCTAGTGTAGCAGCTGTTGTGTTTGGAGACATACATGCTTATGTTTTAGATATAAACATTGCAAAACATACTTGGGGTAAAAAAGGTTTGGTAGAACAGCTATCACCAAAAATACAAGTGTTGCATGATGTTTTTGATGGCTACACTACAAACCATCATATTAGAAATAATTTCCATGCTCAATACGAAAATTTTGTAAAAAACAAAAACTGTGTTAAAACTGAATTACGAGTAACTGCTTCGTTTTTAAACTATGCTTCAAATTTATCGCCTGTTGTTGTTATAAATTCAAATCACGATAGACGGTTAGAAAAATGGTTGTCAGAAACAGATTACAAAGCTGATTTACTAAACGCTGAATTGTTTTTACAATTACAGCTTGCATTTGTAAAAACAACTAAAAAAGAAAAATTTTGCTTTTTAGAACATGCTTTGCGTTATTTTGATTGCAGTAAAAATGTAACTTTTTTACCACTTGATAGTTCACTTAAAATTGCAAATATTGAATGCGGTTTGCATGGTGATCTAGGCCCAAATGGGAGCAAAGGATTTCCTAGAAAACTGTCTAAGATTGGAAGAAAAACAGTTACAGCGCATACCCATTCAGCAGGGATATATGATGGTGCTTATGTTGCTGGTGCATCTTGTGAATTAGATCAGGGCTATAATAAAGGGCCATCATCTTGGAGCCATAGCCATGTTATTGTATATCCAAATGGAAAAAGAACAATTGTTACTTTTTGGAAGAATCGTTGGCGGGCCTAAGTGATTTGTTTAATTGTTCTTCATTAAGCATTGAGACATTTTCTGCATAGCCTATTTTGTCTAACCAAGAATCTTCGTGGAATCCATTAGCTAACCTACTTGTCTTTTGAAGATCGTTAATCATAATAACATCCTCTGGCGTAAAGGTAACTTTTTGTCCCCACCTTGCACTAAACCAAGTTGATAGTAAATCTGCTGTTACTTGGTGATTTTTAGATGGTGGGGCATAATCATTTTGGCGGCTGGTGATAATATTTTTTACACGATCAATAAATGATTTAGTCATAAAAAATGGATTGGGTTATTGGCCCAATCCATTTTAGTTTACGGTAACACAATCAAACCAAGTGCTTCGCGCACCAATCCGATAGTATCACTACTAACAGATTGATCTCTTTCAATTGCACGAATAACAGCCTCTCTTTGGGCTTGTACAATTTCACGCAACTTATCAACTAAAATACGGGCCTGTTCCGTATTTTCAGATGCCAGTGTAGTAACTTCATTAACTAAGTTTTCAATAACAATCTGCTTAATAGGTACAAGCAGTTTTCCATTTTCATCTGCCATAGTTTCATCAAAATTAACTTCAATTCTAGCAGCACTAAGATTACCCGGATTTCTAATCGAAATACCGGACGTTCCTACAGCACCTAGTGACGATAAAGAAGTAGACTGATAATCAATATTACCATCTAAAACCTGTCCAGAGTCAGGTGAAGCATCCGTAGTTTGGCTACTACCATTAGGCCAGTTTTGGGCATTCTGCGAAGTGTTACTTTTAACACCACTTCCATCTAAAACATTTTGTGCTGGACTTTGTACAGTGGTACAGCCAGTTAAAGCAAAGACAATACTAGAAAAAATAACTAAACTTCTAAAAATCAAATTCATTTTTCACCTTCTTTTTTAACAGTTGAAACATTAATAAGCTGTTCTTTAATCTTTCCTCTTGCCTGAGTATATTTACCAACGGCATGAACCGAAGTAAAAGAAGCCACAATTGCTAAAACCGCTTGTGTAATTTCGTTTACAGAAATACCAATCGTTTCAGTTGTGCTACTAATATCTTCAGTTGGTGACATAATGCCGGATGCAACTAGAACCATTACAACAGGCCCAACCATTGCTTGGAGCAATGTAATCCAAAATTCAGTTGTTTTAATACCTTGCGTTTTCATTTCATTCTCATTCTTTCTTTTAAACTGCGATCGGTGCTTTAATTGCCGCGTGGCAATTATACGAATTAAGCTTAATATGCTTGGCTTCAATATTAAAAATATCAGGCGCGTCTGCATCAATAGAAAGAGTAGGTAGGTTAAAAGGCTTTCTACTTAGTAACTCTCTACACTGTTCAAAATGATTTTTATAGATATGAGCGTCACCCAAAGAAATATGGAGTGTTCCGGGTCGTAAACCTGTTTCTCGAGCAACAAGACAGGTAAGTAAAGCGTAACTACTAATATTAAAAGGGAGCCCCAAGAAAACATCTGCGCTACGCTGATACATTTTACAATCTAAAAAGAATTCGTTTTTGTTAAGTACAGAATGCCTAACAAAAAACTGATACATACAGTGGCAAGGTGGTAAAGCCATTTCACTTAATTCACCTGGATTCCAAGCTGTAACAATTAATCTTCTGTTAAATGGATCTGTTTTAATTTTACTGATTACGTCTGCAAGTTGATCTAAAGATTCGTTTTTATGGTTTCGCCAATCGCGCCACTGAACACCGTAAATTCTACCCAACTTACCATCTTCATCGGCCCACTCATTCCAAATTGAAACATTGTTTTCTCTAAGATAGTTATTGTTAGAATAGCCCCGAATAAAGAAAATTAATTCATGTACCACACTAGGCCAATGAATTTTTTTAGTAGTTAATACAGGAAAGCCGTTGTCAGTATTTGTTAAAAATTCACCATGTGAATTGTATAGATCAAACTTTAGGTTTGGGCCAAAAATTGCTTTTGTTCCCACACCTGTTCTATCATTTCTTTCATCCCCGAACCGCATAATAGTATCAATTAAGTTGTGGTAATTATTCATTTTCTTCCTTTAATCTTTCTGTGGGGGACTTCCAACCAGCGGGTTTTACAGCACGTTTACTGGTTTGATTTAACCTTTTATCCATGTTTGCTTCAACAACAGCATTCCAACATTTTTGAAAATCAATACCCAATTCAACACAGGTTCCAATTGCTAAAAAAGCAATATCTGCTACTTCACAACCAATATGGTCAATATCTTTAGGGTTTTCTTCTAAAGCTTCTTCTAATTCACTAACTTCTTCTTTAATATGTTTTAGCCTATTTTTAAGGCTTTCGTTGGTAGCCTGATTAACGGGAAACCTAAATTTTTTATGAAACGATTCTACATCTTCTAACATTCTAGCTGGCATATTGTTCTTACCTCCATCAAAATAAACTATTAATTTTCTCATAGCGTTTTCTACAAGTATACTTAAAAACCATGCATTTATACGCATACTTGTTGAAATTGATCTAATACTTTGCTGATCCCTACCTTTTCTTCTTATTAGTTTAACTTCATATGGTGCAATACCGTACCACCGTTTTAAAGCTTCTAATTCTTGATCTGACAGTTTAATTGGGTTTGTATCTAAAACATGCTTTAGATCCATTATGTCTTGTTCAGTTTCCCAATCAAAATTATCTGATTTTTCGTGGTACTCAATATGATCTTCTAGGGCGTAAGGATTGGGCTTAATATCCTTGCGCATAATAGTGTATTTTGCAATTTTATTATTATTAAAAAATGCTGTGTAGTAATAAGATGAAAACTTGTTTCCATAAGACTGGTCAAAACTATCAATACACTTTAAAAGTGTTATAAAAGCTTCACTAAATGCCTCATCCCTATTTAGTGGAATAATGCGGTAGTTTTTCTTTAAAAGCCCAACCACCATTGGTAGGTTTGATAGTGCAATTTGATCTCTAATTTTAAAATATTCTTCATCATCTTTTGTGGTATTTAATCTTACAAAAAGACGGTATTCTTCATCCGGCTTAAGAATGTCTGGTTTATTTTGTAGTAGATCTCCGTATTCGGGTTTACCTGCCGTTCTCCATATTCCTTTATTCTTTGATTGCATTTAACGCACCTTCTACTCTGGTGTGAATTAAATTACAATACTCAAGTGATTTATCCACACCAATAAATTTGCATTCTGCCGATAGTGTAGGCATCGCCATTGAGCCTGACCCAGCAAATGCATCCAGAACCGTGTCATCCACCATCGTCCAACCCTCTATTATACGCTCTAGCGGCTCTGGCGGTAGTTGGGCGGGATGCCACCCCACCCGATGCAAAGCTGTGCCCTGAAGCCGCCTAGCACTCCACACATGACCCGGTACGCGCCCGCGTGGGTCGGCGCGTTTATCCCCCATTTGTTGTCTTACAGATTCTTCTCTAATATAATCAGGATTAAAATTATTTGGCTTATCAGCGTTAACAACAATCGGAAATAGCAAACGGTAATCGCTTGTTAATTGTTTTTGCTGATACTGTGAAAATCTCTCATGCCAAATAATAGGCTTATCGTACATCAACTTAAGATCAAGAACACTATCAATAAAAGACCATATCCAAAAACCATCTTCTGCTGGACAAAGCCACCAAATTGTACCACCATCTTTAACACAATCTTTAATTGCTAAAAGAGTTTGCACCATTAACGCCCTGTACTTATGAACAGGTAGGTTATCTTGAGTAGTATCGTTTTTATATTTAATTTTGTAATTATAGGGTGGGTCAGCAAAAGCTAAATCTACAGTTTTACCAATTTTACCAAACAAACTATTGGGCCACTCATGCATAATAATTTGAAAATTACTCATTTAACCCTCTTTTCTGTTTCTTCAACTAGGTAGTAAAGCATATCCATAAGTATCAGACTAAACAGAATAATTCCACCTACAGTTAAAAACCATAACATTTTAAACTCCTAAAAAGGACCATCGTAATTACTTTTAACCTTGCTAACACTAGGCCAATCAAACGGACCACCAAATTTAAGATCCCACCACTTTCGTAAAATATCTAAAGCTGGAAATTCATATGCATATGGCCTGTTAATTACCTTACCATCTAATTCAATAGAATCTGATAACTGAACCCTTCGCAATTCGCTATCTGGACAAGCTTTCCTAAGAAAATGCCCAAGTTTAGTTGCAGATCCTCGGCGTGAAAGATTAAATTGTTTTGCATAATCAACATAATCTCTTGTAAGTTCTTCAACTAATACCTGTTGTGCCCAATCTTCATGTTCTGCTAAAATCTTTCCATCACATAATTTTGAATACCACCAATCATACTGTGCATCATAAGAATGAATTTTTTGATCTCTAAGTGCTTTGGTTTGAGGAAGTTCTCTTACATTAAACTTAGACAAATCATAATTCATTAGAAAAAACAAAAAATTTGCATACCCACCTTTACGCATAGATTCTGAAATCTTACCAAAGTAGACAGCATTTTGTCTTTTTTTATTAGAAACATCTAAAACACAAAATCGACGTTCATTCATTCCAGCAGGAACAACCCAATCATCATTTGATGCCATCAGAATATGTAAACAGTTTGCAACAGCTTCACTATCTACTCCCTTTGGTTCAATCATAATTGTATCTTCAGTAACCAGTGACTTTAATGTAGAAGCGTGTTTCTTATCTCCTGCATAAAAAGCTTCATCTGCAAATAAAACAACACAGTCTCTCAAATGAGAGTTAAATTGCCCTGTAAGATGTTGGGCATTTGAAACAGGTACATAATGACGACCAAATAACTTACCAAAAGTTTTTGCAAGAAAACCTTTGCCTACACCTTGATCTCCACGAAAAACTAATGCTGTTTGTCCGGGTGATCCAGAATTTTGAACAGCACTTGCCATCCAACCAATAATGTAATCATAAAGCTTAGTATCGCTAGTACATACGTTTTCAAGTAAATGTTCTAAATAAGGTTCATGTAAATTACCCTGAACAGGCTCAAATGCAAATCCTCTCCACATATTATAACTTCCCGGTGTTTCTTTTCCGGGTGCAAACGTAACTTTGTTGTACGTTCTTCTTTGTGGATGTTTTAACCACCAATGACCAAGTGGCTGTAATCTTGGATTTCCATTTGCATCTATACCTGCTTCAACAGTTCTATTTAAATGAAGATTTCTAAAATCTTCAAAAGACATTTTAACTAGTTGCCATCTGTCAAGTGTTTCATCATATTCTTCATGAATAATTCGAGATTTACCCTTCCATGAAACACATGCATACTTATCATTAAGTTCTACCAAAAGAGGGTCAATTGCTCTTTCGTGGGATCTTTCAATCTGACGGATTGCATAGTTTTCCGCATTAGATCCTTTATCTAAAACCGAGCTAGAGATGCCAAATTCAGGATCAGTAATAATTGCAAAAATTGTATCATCATCAATTTCTGCTCTAACTAATTCGCAACAAACATAATGAAGTGTTTCTGATCTTGATGGCCACCTACTAGGATTATCTGGATCATTGCCTTGAACAATTGCAATTTTTGCAAGATTGTTTACCTTGTCTCCAAGATCATTTACATCGTTAACTCTTTTTAAGTTGCCTGAAACCTTAACTTTACCTGTAGAGTTAAAACCTGTCTTAGCAGATTGAAATGGTGCAGCAGGGATAAAATCCGTAATGCTGTATATGTAATCGCCAAAATAAACAACTTCGGCTAAAGCTTCGGTCTGACCCCTTTTTCTTTTCTTAGCATTGGGCCTATTAATTGTTCCCGGCAATCGCATAATTCTGTCAACATTGTGACAAGAATCAGCTTTAAAAGCTTGCTCTAAAGCTAGGTTATATCTTTTTGCATCTTCATACTTAGCTTCTTCTCCCTCGATTTCATAGGGATCAACTAACTTCCAAAATGCCTGATAACCGCCACCTGAAAATACAACAACAGTAGGCTTAGGAATAGCATTAGGCGGGTTTTCAAAAAGCCCCTTAATCCTATCCTGTTCTTTTTCAAAATCTTCTCCTACTCTTGGATCAACATCTACATGCAACCAATCCATAGATTGAATATCTGATCTAGATGGTTTTAAATTTAACGCATATTTTGTAGTGTTTACTGTAAAATAGATATTTCTATCGTTGCCATACT